TCATGATGTCATCCCAGGGAAAGGGGCGGGGTTGCGCGCCTCCTCCCGCGCCGCATCGTCCTGTTTTTCGGGCGAACCGAAAGTTGCAGAGAGAAGGCGTGCAACAACATCTATGAACTCGAGAACCCCACTATCGCTACGCATTTTTCTTACGTCATCGTCGCTAACATCATATCCGGCACCTCTCAAGCCTGCTCCAATGATTCGAACCGCGTCGTTTGCGCTGAGCCTGCCCTTCTCAAACCGTTCGGCTAACGCCAGCATGTCTTCACAGCCAAAAGCATCCTCTAACTCGGCAAGGGCTCCGAGCGTCAGACACAATTTCCAAGTCTTGCCATTCAAACACGCTTCAATCTCTCCTCGATGTCGATTGGCCACCTAGTGTCTCCTTTAGAGTGTGGAGAAACTCAATTCACCCGCTGACTCTAAGACGAGATCGAAAGAAACCTCTCCGTCATGTCGACCTGTCAGCTCGAAGGAGGTAATTTGAAATGGTCCCTGAACCGTTCCAAAATCAGGAATAACAACTTGCCACTGGCGAGCGTGACCATTGAAGAACGCTTCACGGACCGCTGCATCCGACGGAGCATCCTTGAAAATGCCCGATCCTGTAATGCGGGCACTCTTCACTCCAGCACCAGCCAGCAGTTCGCGCCATTGTCCGGCTGATTCTTGGTGTGTGACGTCTACCGTCTCGGCATTGAAAGAAATGCTTCGCGACCTCAGTCCCGCGACAGTTTCAAAGCTCCCAAGATTATCAACATCCATTTTGAGCAATAGGTCTTTGCCTTTCTGGGCACCCATGTCTGCGATCTCCGCAAGAGTTTGTTAAGACAGTGGCTCGGTCACCGCACGAAAACGAACAACACCATGGAAGTGCTCACTGTCGGACTCGCGCCGGGTTTCAGAATAGTCGTGCCTGAAGTTGACCAGCCTATGCCCGCGCATAGCGAAATTTCGATCATGCAAAGCAGAACGCAAAGCGCTCGCAATGTCGTAGATTTCGATTCGGCCTGCAGCGCGAGACCAAATATGAAACGTTATGGAATGTTCTTCTCCATCCCCGTCCCCGGTACTCCAGTCGCGAACTGAAATGTCCCCAAACGCTACGTAAGGATATTGAACCTTGCGCGGCACGAAGTCGTAGATCCGGGGCCCGCCGAGCACATTTAGGACTACGCTGTCATTAGTTAGAATATCATAGATTGCTGACTGCAGTTCGCGACTGGCTGAAATCATTATGCTGCCCCTCGTGCTCCGGTCGCTCCATGACGGTCTTCCGTGCTTCTCGTTGGCGGACACGCGCGGCGATTTTTCTTGTCAACGCCTGCACGGCCTGCCTAATCCCTTGAACGCGACAAGTGATTCTCAACGCTCTCGCTCCTTACAGATGCAACTTAGGAAGCGACGGTCACCTATTTTGTCCCAAACGGCGTGAATATAAAAAATTCGCGGTCCGCAAATAAATCTCATCTCCGGCCGAACATCCTCACGAAATCGAATCCTTATTTCGTACATCCAAACTCCGTAGGACGCGTCTGCCCGAAAAACCTCCTTCGCAGAAATCGGCCGAATTTCACTCCAAAGGGTTGCTATGGGCTGCCAAATGACATCAGCAGCTCCTCCCTGCACTGCGCTTCGGATTGGCTTCTCAAGGCGCAACCTTTGGCGCAGCGAACCAATACGCTGCCGTCTCAAAGTCGCACCTTCCGATATGGCATCAGCAAAGCTGATACCGTGTCAGGAATTTGGCTCGCGCTCTGGCCGACGCTAACGGGCTCACGGTTCTCGTACCAGTGTGCAACAAGCATGAGCAATGCCTGACGGATTGGAGCTGGTATAAGTTCGCTAGCTTCGCCAAACCCGGCAATGAATTCTATCTCAATTCCTCCCCTGGGAACGCTAGGCTGCGGCCATGTTCCGCTCTGCGAAATAAGCTGCGCTGACTGGTTGGTGCATTCCAATATGTAGTAGTCAGACGACAGGAGGGTTTCTCTGTCATCATCAATCTTGACCCGAACACTTTCAATCGATTGGACAGGTCGTAATGGTAGTTCAACGATATACGATTTCGGCCATCGATCGAACTGCCATAACCAGCGCTGGGAAACTAGTGCAAGATTCAAAGCAGTTTCTATGTGAAGACGCGAAGCAGTAATGAGGCTAGCAAGAATTGCGTCCTCATCACCACAATCAATACGTAGATACGCTTTCGCCTCCTCCACCGCAACCGGTTCAATCGCAGGTGGAGCAGTTAAGACAAGATTCATAGGGCTTCGCCAATAGCAACCATGAGGCACACGAGGGCGATCCCGAAAGATCGCCCTCGCAGACCTTCAACAAGCTCTAAGCACCAAATTTCAGAAGCTTGATTGCATCGAAATCCTGTACACCACCACCTACCCTCTTCGTGGTATAGAAGAGCACGTAGGGCTTGGCGCTGAAGGGATCGCGGAGTACGCGGATACCGACACGGTCAACGATCAGATATCCACGCCGGAAATCGCCAAAAGCTATGGCGAAGCTATCGGGCTCGATGTCCGGCATGTCCTCCGATTCTGCAACCGGGAACCCCATAAGGTTGGCCGGCTCACCCGGCTTTGCGGACGGCTGCCAAAGATAGGATCCATCCGCATCTTTCATCTTCCGCACAACCGCTTGGGTTGCGCGGTTCATAACAAAATGCCCATTGGCTCGATATTCACCTTTCAGCGAATATACGAGATCAATGAGCTTATCCGCCGGTGCCGTTTCGGGGAAATCACCTGAAACGCCTGTGGAAATCGTTCCGATCTTGCCCCAGCTCCACGAGGCATTATCAATTGTAGGGTAGCTAAGGAAGCCTTTCGGCTTCTTGACGCCATCGCCTGCAACGAAGGCTGCCCCTTCTTGGGCCGCGAAGGTTACTCTCACTTCATCCGCAATCCACTGATCGATATCAACCGCCGCGTCGTCGAGCAGCGATTGGGTGGCTGCCGGCATCGCGTAGAGCTCCATCGTTGGGAAGGCCAGCTCGGCGAGCTTGGGGCCGGCAGTTTCCGGCCTAGGATCCGTCTCGCCAACCCACCCCGCTTCAGGGCCAGAGATGGCGAATGGCTTCTTATAGACGGATCCAGAAACCTGCCTAACCCCAGCGATGGCACGAATAGGCGAAATTTCCCGAACTGCACTGTTGATGGCTCGTTCGGTTTCTTCGGGTACTACGTAGCCACCGTCGGTGTCCGAACCGACAGAAAGCCCTTTCTCCTCAAAATTTCTCAAAGCGTGGCTGTCACCGCTGCGCATATAGCTTTCGAAGGCAGCTTTACGGTCAAGGCCGGCAGATAGCCCAGCAGCCGACCCTAGCTGCGGGCGGCCGGCTTTCCGGACAAGTTCGTCGACCAACCGCTTGTGCTCATCAAGCGCCCGATCGATACGCGCCAGCTTTTCGACCGTAACGACATCCGCACTCAAATGGCGCTCCATTTCCGCCAGGCGTCTGTCGTTCGTTTCCTTGAAGGCCTCAAATGCTCGCATGAACTCTTCGAACGCGAGGCTAAGGTCCGCGTGCGAAGCCGATTTCACCTCGAGACCCTTGTCACTTAGCATGGAGACTTAATTCCTTTCGGCGAAAGAGGTTGACGGAAGAGCTGCGTCGCCTCGGCAATTTGCTTTAGCAACCGCTGCTCCCACGACGAGGCCTGCCCCGCATCCCGCAGGAGCTTGAGGCCTTTCAGGCCATCGCGCAGCACGGCGCGTGCCTCAGAGCGCGTGAACCCAGCGTCCTGCGTGAGCCAGCGCTCGAATTCACGTTCGGTCGGCGTTCGACCTCCAAATGGATGCGATTTCACTTTCGAGATGCGTGCTTCCGGCAGCATCGGAAAAGTGACTACTGAAATCTCCCAGAGGTCAATTTTTTCGAGTCGGCGCACCCCGGTGCGGGGATCGCGCACACCTTTTACCGTTCGAAAGCCGATCGATAAGCCATCAATGGCGCCGGCGCGCATGAGCGAAAGAACCTCACGCGCCCTAGCCACCTCGGTGGCAAGTTTTCCGCGAACGAACAGGCCTCGAGCATCTTCGTAAATCTTCAGCCATGTGCCGATCGGCTGATTGGGGTCGTGTTGGAATAACATCCGAATGCCCGTAGCGCCCCTTTTGGTGAGGCTCTCAGCGAACGCGCCGGGCATAACGATGTCTCGCCCAAGATCTTCGCGGTGAAAAAGACTGGCATACCCTTCGAAAATGCCATCCAGTGTTACTTCCCTGAGGCCATGCGACGTCAGCTTGACCTCACGAATTACCTCTTGCGGCTCTTCCTGCAGCGCCTGCATAAGCTCGTTCCGATTTCGCAGATGACGTTCGTGACTAGAGTTCTTCAAGCAGACGACAGATCGTCGCCGTCTGGCAAAGGCCCGTAGCCGACCGCTGCGCGCTTCTCATTTCGCGTCAGGAAGGAAGCTCGCTCCACGCGCGCCCACAACGCCTCTCGTTCTGAAGACAAGGCTTCGATGGCGTCGAGATCAGGTCGCAATTCCAAATGATTGCCCCATGCCGGCGCGAGCCAAGTCGAGAGTGATTTCGCCGTTCTGTACACAAGGGGGAGGACCGTCTGACGCCAGAACGTTCGGTTAGCTTCCTGGTAGTTTGCGTAGGTATTATCACCGGGAATTCCCAGCAGCATCGGCGGTACGCCAAGTGCTAGTGCAATTTCTCGGGCCGCAGCGTAGCGCGCTTCCATGAAATCCATGTCCCGCGGCGTCAAACTCATGACCTTCCAGTCGAGCCCCCCTTCGAGCAGTAGCGGACGCCCAGCATTACGCGCGCCCTGGAAGCCTGCTTCGAGCTCAGCTTTCAAGCGATTGAATTGCTCATCTGTAAGATGAGCGCCGGACGAATACACCAGGGCGCCTGAAGGCCGTGCAGAATTGTCGAGAAGCGCCTTGTTCCAACGCGTCGCAGAATTATGAAGGTCTATCGCAGTGGCCGCCGCCTCGATCGGCGATAGACCGTAATGATCATTCAATGGATGAAAGAATTTCACATGAAGAATGCGGCTGACACCCGGTACAACTTCCCCTCCAACCAGTATGCGGCGATCGCCCACAGAATACTCAAAAGCTTCAGGCCAGCCATCTTTGCCAGGAACCACGCGCATCCGATCAGGACGCAATACATGTAGCTCAACTACGCGATCCGCCGCCGAGACTGCTTCGAGATAGGCGTTTCCAGCAACGAGCAAAAATCCGTAGCACGCCTCGAGCAGATCTGCTGTCGTTCGTCCCGCACCTGGCCGCCGCAAGAGATCGAGAAGCGGGTGATCTTCGATTTCGGCCTCACCCTCGTAGAGCAAGAGGGGCACGGATGCTGCCGCTTCCGAAATCATTCGAACCGCGCGATAAACGATGGGATTTTGCATCATTCCTTCGCGCGCAAAAGCAGTAAAATCCCGCGGCATCCACGCCGGTGACCCGAGATTTTCCATCGCGATCAAGGGCAGTGGCGCACGGGATTTTTGCTCCCCTGACCGCAGCGATCGAAAACCCAGGGCGCGCGCGATCCGCGCCAGCTGCGAAGGCTGTCGTTCATCAAAGGTCATACGTTTCACCGGATTTCGCTGTTAGTGCCGGATTTATCAGAGCATCCGCACAACGGGCCTAGGCGGCGCGTCGAGAATGAGATCGGTCAGCGCCCAAACCAGCGCGTCGACGCGATCTGGGCTGTTTCCCAAAGAACGACCATCCGAACCGAAAGTCAGCATTTGCATTTCAAGCTCGGGATGCTGGCCAACGTGACAAACGCGGCCCTCCGCGTATAAGGCCGCAACCGGCTCCGCGCGCAGCCATTTTCCCCGCGTTGCACGCACCAATCGGATCGGAAGTGCGGGGTCGATCTGGCGCAAAATTGTCTCAACCAAATCCCCACCCTGGTTGACCTCCGCCACAAGACGATCCGCCGCGAAATCTCTATAGGCCGCAATGGCAGCTCTTGCCCAAATCTGCGGTTCACGGCCCTGAAGCGTTCGGTCCGAAAGCACATAGGCCCGCCCATCCGCGCCAATTCCTGCCACACATATCCCGCAGGCGTCGGACGATTGGGTAGCGGTAACGGGCGGGTCGACAGCGACGACGATGCGTTGCAGTTCCGGAGCCGTGGCGACCCGATGCTGTTCTATCCACTCGCGCTGCCATAAGGCGCCGGACAAATTTTCGATCAGCTCTCCCTCAAGCTCCTGCCGCCCAAGGAGCGTTCCTCCATATCGCCGCTCCATTTCTGCGATGAATGTCGGTGCGAGATTTGCCTCATTATCGCGCGTGCGTACGCGGGTAACCACCGTGGCGTCATCGCTCATGATGCGCTTCAGAATTTCTACCGGTCGCGGCGTTGTCGTTACGACCTGGCGCGGATTTCTTCCCAGCCGAAGGCCAAACTGTAACATATCCCAGGTTTCTTCGGCGTAGCGCCATTTCGCGATTTCATCGAGCCAAGCCGCAGCGAACTGCGGTCCTCGCAGACTTTCTGGATCCTCGGCCGAGAAAAGCTGGGCCACGACACCATTGGGCCAAACAAGTTGCCTTTTCGAGAACTCATAGTTCGGACGAGCATCAGGCGGGTGCACTGCCAGGATTCCGGAGACCCCCTCAACCAT